ACTGGCGGTAGACATCAATGCACCTACCAATCCGCACAAGGCGCCACCTCTTGTCACAGACATGCCGTCGTGGATGCCTGATCTGTGGAGCCAATATGGATTCCGTTGGGGAGGCACATATTCTAGACCAGATGCCATGCATTACGAGTTCATGGGAACTCCCGCCGACGCGACGAACTACATCAACAAAGCTCGTTCGGTCAATCTTGGTGGTGCTCCTGCGCCAAAGCCTCCTCCACCTCCACCGCAGCCAAGCATTCCTGCCTTCCCTTTCCCAAAGGGACATTGGATGGGTGTGGAATCAAATGATCCTAAGAACCATTCTGGAGCGTTGACCAAAGATCGCCCTGGGATCAAGCAATACCAACAGCGAATGTTGGATCGTGGATGGAAGAACATTGGTACACCAGACGGACTATTCGGTCCGAAGACCAAAGACGTAACCATCGCATACCAGAAAGAGAAAGGTCTCTCAGCTGACGGGCTAGCCGGAGAGCAAACGTGGCATTCCATCTGGACGGCCCCGATCACCTGAAAGGAAACAACATGAGCAGTTATGGAACTGACAAGGACGACAATCCGGTATTTCCAGATCCAGAGGTTGTAGTGCCTGAGGTTGAAGACGAGCCCGAGCCTGTCGGCGAAGGTTCCGATAACCCTGACGAGGCGCCTGACGGGTGCTGAAGTGATCTAGAAAGGAGAACTAATGGCTCCTAGGCGTGCTCCGAAATTCAGACCAGCTCTCACCGATGACGGTCGTGAGAATCAACTGGTCACACTTGCTATCGATTTGGCTGAGAAGCAACTGAGTGAAGGAACTGCGTCGTCTCAAGTGATTACGCATTACTTGAAGCTTGGTTCAACCAGGGAACGATTGGAGCAAGAACGGCTTCTGCGGGAAAATGAGCTGTTGAATGCCAGAGTGGAGCAATTAGCTTCGGCAAAGAGAGTTGAAGACCTATATTCTGCCGCTCTGGATGCCATGCGGGCCTATGCAGGTACTGAAATGCATCAAACAGCAGATGACGACTACTACGATGAAGATTAGATCATATTCTGAACTGAAACCTCTCGTAACCATAGAAGATCGATTTGAATATTTGAAATTAGAGGGAGTTGTTGGTCGGTCTACATATGGTTTTGATCGTTATATCAATCAGAAGTTTTATACGTCGTATGAGTGGAAATTGGCTCGAGAAGCGGTCATAATTCGGGATAATGGTTGTGATTTGGGTATATTGGGTTATGAAATCTATGGATCATTGCTTATTCATCACATGAATCCAATGACTATGGAGGACATAATTCATGGAGAAGAATGGATATTTTCTCCAGAGTATTTGATAACAACCACTCATTTTACCCATAACGCAATACATTATGGTCATAATAATCTACTTCCAAAAGTTGTTATTGTGCGTAATCCTAATGATACGAAGCTTTGGTAGGTGGAAATGGAAGACGAAGAGGTTGATTACGAAGAAGTAATGACAATTCGAAGAGTGGCTAAAGAAGTTTTTTTGGGATATTGGGGTATCGGTGTAAATCGTGACAAAATGCTCACAGAAGCTGGTTATGACGCCGATGCAGTTAATGAAGAATTAATTCGTCTACTTAACATATTTAAGTAGTCATGGAGGTGAAAAATGGAAGAAAGCATCCTTAAAAGTACTAAGAAGATTCTTGGACTCGCTGAAGATTACACCCCATTTGATCTGGATATCATAACCCACATCAATGCGTCCTTCTCCATCCTGAATCAACTAGGTGTTGGTCCAGTCGAAGGGTTTTCTATCTATGATGACGAAGCTGTTTGGGAAGATTTCGTCGTTCCCTCGAATCAGCTCCATCTGGTTAAGACCTATGTTTTTCTGAAAGTTCGATATCTGTTTGATCCTCCTGGAACATCCTTCCTTCTCGAGGCGTATTCCAATCAGATCAAGGAATACGAATGGAGACTCAACATTTTCCGAGAGTATGAACTTCCTGATCCTGTGTATCCCGAGGAGGCGATTCCGTGAAGACAAATGTACAGGAGTTTATCGAACATCACGGTGTCAAAGGGATGAAGTGGGGTGTTAGACGTTCGCGTCGTTCCAGAAAGAAGGGAACAGAACGAACCAAGTACAGCAAGTCTCCAAAGAGTCTCACTCAAGATGAGCTTGAGAAGCGAATCAAGAGAATGGGAATGGAGAAAGAGTACAACAAACTCAACAAGAGAGATGTCTCTACTGGTGAACGTCTTGCCAGTGAGATGATGACAAGTATTGGTAAGACAACCATTGTTACTGTTGGTACTGGTGCCGCAATCTACGGAGCCAAGAAGGTTATCGAGAAGAAGAGTCCAGACTTGGCAAGGGCGGCTGCATTCAGAAAGAAGTAATGCAAGGAGGGTGTAATGGTTTTATCCAACACTGCAACTCCTCAGTATTACGGTGAGTTTCGAGCGGCGGTTCTCCATGGGGACATTCCTGTGAATCGGGAAATCTCCATGGAGATGAACCGCATCGATGAACTCATTGCTAATCCGAACATCTATTACGATGACATGGCAGTACACGGATTCATCAAGTATTGTGAATTCGAATTGACATTGACTGATGGTAGTGACCTACATCTTCTGGATACATTCAAGTTGTGGGCCGAACAGATCTTTGGTTGGTACTTCTTCGTTGAACGAAGTGTGTATCAACCGAATGAAGATGGACGAGGCGGACACTACGTCAAGAAGCTGGTAAAGAAGCGACTGACCACGAAGCAGTACCTGATCGTGGCCAGAGGCTCGGCCAAGTCCATGTATGCCAACTGCATACAAGCTTACTTCTTGAATGTGGATACCTCGACCACACATCAGATCACAACCGCTCCTACGATGAAACAGGCCGAAGAGGTGATGTCACCCTTTCGTACTGCCATCACTCGGTCAAGAGGCCCTCTGTTCAAATTCCTGACAGAGGGTTCTCTTCAGAACACCACTGGCTCAAGAGCACAACGAGTCAAACTGGCTTCGACCAAGAAGGGCATCGAGAACTTTCTGACAGGTTCACTGCTCGAAATTCGTCCTATGACGATCAATAAGCTTCAAGGTCTCCGACCGAAGTTGTCGACAATCGATGAATGGTTGTCTGGTGACATCAGAGAAGATGTTGTCGGAGCAATCGAACAAGGTGCCTCGAAGATGGAGGACTATTTGATCGTCGCCATCAGTTCTGAAGGAACTGTTCGGAATGGTTCTGGCGACACCATCAAAATGGAACTCGCAAGCATCCTTCGAGGGGAGTATCAAGCGCCTCATGTTTCTATCTGGCATTACAAGTTGGACGAGATCGAGGAAGTCGCCGATCCATCGACTTGGTTGAAGGCTAATCCTAATCTTGGTAAGACAGTCACCTATGATGTGTATCATCTCGACGTAGAAAGAGCTGAGAAAGCGCCTGCATCAAGGAATGACATTCTTGCTAAGCGATTTGGAATTCCTATGGAGGGGTACACCTACTTCTTCACATACGAAGAGACCCTTACTCACAGGTCAAGAGAATTCTGGGGGTTGCCGTGTGCTCTTGGAGCGGACCTTTCCCAAGGAGACGACTTCTGTGCGTTTACGTTGATGTTTCCGTTCCAGAATTACTCGTTTGGCGTCAAGACACGGAGTTATATAACCTCTTTGACTTTGATGAAGCTTCCGGGTGCGATGAGGATGAAGTACGAGGAGTTCATTGCCGAGGGAAGTCTTCACGTCCTAGATGGAACTGTGCTAGACATGATGGAAGTGTATGACGATCTTGACGCGTTTATTTTAAGAAACGAGTATGACGTTAGATGTCTTGGATTTGATCCATACAACGCCAAGGAATTCATCACTCGATGGGAGACTGAGAATGGGCCCTTCGGGCTAGAGAAAGTGATCCAAGGATCACGAACAGAATCAGTTCCTCTTGGGGAATTGAAGATTTTGGCAGAAGAGCGAAAGCTCATATTTGATCAGGAGCTCATGTCATTTGCTATGGGAAACGCGATTACTTTGGAAGATACCAATGGTAATCGAAAGCTTCTCAAGAAGCGTGCTGACGAAAAGATCGATAATGTCTCGGCCATGATGGATGCATACGTCGCATATAAAGCCAACAAGGAGGCCTTTGAGTGACAGATGATGATGTCAACGACTTCCTTGAACATTTCGGCGTCAAAGGTATGCGATGGGGTGTTCGTAACGAAGATGAATCAGGTGGTAAGGATTCTGCAGTACAGAAAGCACTGAAAGAGAATCCTCCACCGAAACTTTCCAAGAAACAACAGAATCAACTGGCGATCAATGAGAAGAAACATGATGCCAAGTTTGATGTGAGTGAAGATGAGGCGCCCAAGGGATGGCGTCCTACTAAAACTCAAATTGCTGTTGTTGCTGTCGGTGCAGTGGCTGCCGGAGCGATCATATACAAGGTTAAAACTGGTAATAAGTTACCTACAGATGGTTTTTCTGAAGGTGATTATCTGAAAGCGGTTCGTTCTGCGGAAACTCCGAGTTGGGTACCTGGTTTCGCTGGCAAACATATGTCACGAGCAGATTTCAAAGGACTCATCGATAATTCAAAGGGTAGAGTGTGGACAGGAGAACACATCACTGCCGAATCATTTCGTCATGGAGAATTGGAATTTGGAAAGGGTCACAAGTTCTTTCGAATTTCAAGAGCAGTGGAGAATTCCTTCAGTGATGCTACATACGCCACGGCAAGCGAGTCTGATTTTACCCGATATTTACATGCATTTAGTTTATCTCCTGCACTAGATGCTCAAAGAATCACCTTTGATGCAGCCGATTCGGTAAAGATCCCTAAATTACATACTCAACTCGAAACCATGCGTCGTGTGTTGGTTGGTGAAGGAAGAACCAAGGTAAAACCATCCGAAGTAATCGAAGAATTTTCAGGAATGTCTGGTGGAGGATGGTCAAGTCCTAGAGCTCGTAATTTCATATCTTTGCTAAGAGCTCAAGGATATCATGGAATTGTAGATCAAATGGATGCTGGTGTTTATGGAGAGACCCCCCTGGTTTTGTTTGACAAAACTAGATTCGGGACCAAATCAGCCACTCCTCTTGCATCTCTTGATTTGAAGCATTATGCAAGTTTGTTGACCGATATTTCAAATCGAAGATAAGAGGAGGTGATTGATCTTGCCGATTTTGGATCGAATTAAGGGCGCCTGGAATGCGTTCCGTAACACCGATCAATTCGATGAATATGCATATGGTTCCACTACTTATTATGGTGGCATGCCACCGTCTAGACCAAGACGGTTCATCTACAGTGAACGATCGATTGTTTCATCCATCTACACTCGAATCAGTATCGATGTTGCTGGAATCATACTGAAACACGTCAAGCTGGATGAACAAGGTCGTTATTTGAGAGATATGGAAAGCGCTCTGAACGATTGCTTCACTCTTGAAGCCAATATTGATCAATCTCCTAGAGCGTTCAGACAAGATATCACAATGACACTCTTCGACAAGGGTGTTGCTGCTGTTGTTCCAGTGGATACTACGAGAAATCCGGAAACCAATGCTGTCTTTGACATCCACACAATGCGTGTTGGAGAAATTGTAAGTTGGTATCCGAAGCACGTTCGACTCAATGTCTATAATGAGAATCGTGGTCGACGTGAAGAGATTACTTTGGAAAAGCGATACGTAGCAATCATTGAGAATCCTCTTTATGCCGTCATGAACGAGCCGAACTCAACTCTTCAGCGATTGATTCGAAAGTTGAGTCTTCTCGACAGTGTTGACGAGCAATCAAGTTCTGGGAAGTTGGACATTATCATCCAGCTTCCGTATGTAATCAAATCCGAAGCCAAGCGACAGCAAGCAGAGAGACGTCGTGAGGACATCGAGTTTCAATTGAAGGGTAGCCAATACGGCATTGCCTATACTGATGGAACCGAGAAGATCACACAGCTAAACCGACCTGCCGAGAACAACCTACTCAAACAGGTCGAGTATCTCACCAACATGCTGTACAGTCAACTCGGTCTCACGCCTGAAGTCATGAATGGCACGGCCAACGAAGAAGCAATGCTCAATTACTTCGGTCGTACAATTGAGCCTATCATCGATGCCATCATCGAATCCATGCAAAGAGCGTTCCTTGGGCCCCAGGGTACGCATAATGATGAACGGATCAGATACTTCAGAGATCCGTTCAAGCTTGTTCCTGTAAATGAGATCGCCGAGATTGCTGACAAGTTCACTCGTAATGAGATTCTTACAGCAAACGAGATCAGAGGATACATGGGAATTCCTCCATCTTCTGATCCAAAGGCCGATCAACTTGTCAACAGTAACATGCCGCAATCACAACCAGAATTGGAAACTAAACCAATGTTAGCAATTGAGGGGCCTCGCTCTTTGGAAAGGAACAGTCAAAATGGAAGCTGATTTCAGCGGCTATGCAACCAAGGCTGGACTCAAGTGCTCCGACGGTCGAACCATCATGCCTGGCGCGTTCAAACATCAGGACCAAATGCGTGTCCCTCTTGTTTGGCAGCATGGTCACACAGACCCGGAGAATGTCCTCGGACATGCCGTCCTCGAGAATCGGGATGACGGTGTCTACACCTATGGTTACTTCAACAAGTCCGTCAAGGCCGTTCATACGAAGGGCCTGCTCGAGCATGGTGACATCAACATGCTCTCGATCTGGGCGAACGAGCTCGTAGAACGAGCTGGTCGAGTTCTTCATGGAGCAATTCGTGAAGTGAGCCTTGTTCTGTCCGGTGCCAATCCAGGTGCTCTCATCGAGAATGTCACGATTCGTCACTCTGATGGCGACGAGATCACTCTCGAAGACGAAGTCATCATCTACACGGGTCTCGAGCTTGAGCACGCCGCTGATGACGCTGAAGAAGCGGAAGACACCGAGGATGCCGAGACCATTCAGGATGTCTATGACTCAATGTCTGACAAGCAGAAGGAAGTCCTTCATTACATGCTTGGTCAGGCTTTGGAAGTTACCGAAGATAGTGCCCAACACGATAATGTCAAAGACGACGACTCCACCGATACAGATCAGGAAGGTAACGAGATGACCCGCAATGTTTTCGAGAAGGAAGATGTCAAGCCCGAGCGTCCGACTCTCTCGCATTCGGATATTGAAGGCATCGTTGCAGATGCAACCAAGATGGGTTCTCTCAAGGATGCCGTCGAAGCATATGCAATCTCCCATGGCATCAACGACATCGATATCCTGTTCCCAGAGGCACAGGCGCTTGGAAACACTCCCGAATTCTTCGCCCGTCGGACCGAGTGGGTCAACAAGGTCCTCGCTGGTACGAGGAAGAGTCCCTTCAGCAGGATCAAGACTCTCTCTGCAGACATCACCGTCGAAGAGGCTCGTGCCAAGGGCTACATCAAGGGCAACTTGAAGAAGGAGGAGTTCTTCGGAGTCGCCAAGCGGGTCACAATCCCGACGACCATCTACAAGAAGCAGAAGCTCGATCGTGATGACATGATCGACATCACTGACTTCGATGTGGTCGCCTGGCTCAAGGCAGAGATGCGTCTCATGCTCGATGAGGAGCTCGCTCGTGCAGTTCTCATCGGTGATGGTCGCGATATTGCCAGTGATGACAAGATCAACGAGCAGAACATCCGACCCATTGCAACGGATCATGAGCTGTATACG